AAACTTTGACCTACAATAGGGACAGCATTAGTGTTTCCAAATGCATTTGGTCCAGCACCTGCGGCTATTCCAAATAAACCAGTAGATCCACCAGCTGCTGCAGTAGTTACAAAATCATTTGCTGTAAATCTTGCTGTACTATTTGTAATTTCAGTACTTCTTTCTCCTTGAACTTGACCTATTGCATAACCAACTCCTATAAAAGCTGCAATGACAGCAGCACCGTTTCTTAATAACTTAAATTGAGGATGATCTTCGGATGCTTTAAAAGATCCAGAAGATTGTCCTAATAAATCTCCATATATTCTTGTTTCATAAGCATTTAAAAAAGGTTTAGTAAACATTAAATCAGGTGAAGAAAATGTAAAAACTTTTTTTGAAAAACCTGTAAGAGGTTTAAAATTTTCAATTGAATTTGCAAAATTATTACACCCCTCAGTTCTTTTTAAAGCTCCTGCATCTTCCCCATCATGAAAATATACATCTGGTCTTAAATCATTATATGGAAAGTTAGGATATAAACCTTGTACCTCACCACCAATTAAATTTTCTGCATTAGGTACTGTGTACTCACGCATGTTTCTAAATAAACCTTTTCCTAAAATAGATTTAGCACCTCCTCTTGATCCTCTTAACAATTCATATCCAACTACATTTGTTATATATGTACCATCATTATATTTTGGTCTTTCTATATTACCAAACTCAACACCTATTATATTTATAAATTCACCGTCTGTAGTACTAATATGCAAAGGATTATCAGCTCCATCACCACCGCCATCTTCTGCTGGCATTTTATGATGCCTGATAGGTTTACCGCATAAGTCTCCCCATATATCAGGTCTATTAGATGGATATCTTTCTGTTGATTCCCAGTATCCCATTTTACCTCTTGCAATTATTGTACTTCCATCTTCTTGAGGTTCATTTACAAGTGTCTGTACTTCTCCGGTATTATAAACTTTAAATACTGGATCCCCATCTGGATCAAGAACATTTGTACCAAATATGTTGACATCTTCGTTTTCACCTGCTGGTGCATAAAACTCAGGAGCTCTTCCGGGTATATGATATGATGATGATCTTTCTCCTGTGTTATATATCCATCTTATAAAAAATGCATATTGCTCATCTCTCATATAACCAAGTTTGTTACCACCTAAGTGATAATACTGTGATGATATTTGATTTACTACAAAACTAGTAGTTATGTTATTTGCTATAGGTTGATAATTAAAATCAAATTGTTCGGTAGGGCCTTGTCTAATCAGCCAATCATTAACAACATACATTGCTTCTGATTTTTCATATGCTGGGCTACGTTGTGGTATTAGACTTAAATCAACCGAAATTAATTGGTCATCAATAAAATCTAAATTAATTTCTTTTCTTTCTGTACTATATAATCCTATACGTTTTGCATAGACTTGTCCTTGATTCCTTATTAAAAGAGCAAGTTCAAAAAATTCATAATCTTTATCTAAATTACTTATGTGTATATCTAATGATCCATCTGTTCCCTCATGACTCCACAATGATTGCATGTTTGATATACCAATAAAATCTGTAACACGCTGTTCATTTTCTGTATATGCTATAAATGCTTGATATGTTCCATTAGCTAACATACCTCCATCTGTTGCTTTTTCTAGTCTTACACAAGGTGTATCAACTAATGGTGCAAGTCTTATTTTTTCACAATTTAATCTTCTGGGTTCTACTTCACTATAAACTATACAAGGGTCTCCCGGAGCAGAACTTATATATTGTTTCCAAGGTATGTCATCTATATTTAAAGCACGTGATGGATTATTAGCATCATCCCAATATACCTGCCACGTACAATCAAAATTTTCTTTTGCTGCACCTGTTATTAAAAATTTTGTATTAAAAGCTAAACAAGGATCATTAACTAAAGTAGTATACTTACATTCACTATCATCAAACCTACCTATTTCAGAAGATATATTGTCTGTAGAATATACAATCCATTCATCACCAAACCTATGTATGGCACCAATAACTGTATAAGGAATAACACCACATTGTAGATTAGATGGTTCGTTTCCAATTACACCCAAGTCACCTTCATTTGAATTATTGGCTGCATTACGTGCATTCCACCAACTTTGTGCAGGTTCCATGGATTGCGTAACATCTTTATTCATTCCTTTTATAAAAGAATTTGTAATTACTGATGTTGTACCTTGTGCGTTATTTTTTTTTGCCATAGTAGTTTACCTCTTTATTAACAAGATGAACCTGTTGAATTTGATGTGTTTGAAGTAGCCGTACTTAATGCCCCATTTCCTATAACTCTAGGATTTACAGGAGGGTGACTTAAAAACATATTGTAATAATTATGATATTGCGCTCTTCTGTTCATTGTCCAAACTTTTCTCATTTCTTGGAAGTTGGGTGTATTAACAAAACTTAATGCATTATTTCTAGCAGCTCTCAACCTTGTTTCTACTAAACTTAATTGTTGACTAACATTTTCTCCTTGCCATACCATGTTTTCTAAAATTCTTTGCTTTAATGCATACTCATAATATTCATTACAATATGGTTGATCTAATACTAATAAATCTCCATTAGGTGATTCCATAGCACCCTGATAACTAAGATATACTTTACCAGATCTAAAAGAAGTATTTAAAAAACCATCTACAACTTCTGCAATGTCAGGAGCTTGTGCACCAAGAGAAGGGCAAAAACATGTTTCAGTATTAACACCTTGTATTCGTAATTGCATAAAAGTACTATATGTTCTAAATTGATTAGGTCCAATTCTTTGTACCAATTGATGACTGTTTTTATCATCACAAGTTTTTATAACACATACATCTTTACATACTTGCCCATCTTCACATGGTGCTATTTCACCTGGAGCAGGGACGTAGGGTACATCATTAAATGTTTCTACATGTGTACCTGATGGCATGGTTGCATTTATTTTATATTCACCACATAAAAAAGCATAATTAAGAAATGCAAAATCTCTAGGTAATTGCCCACGTCCATGTTCAATATCTATAACAACTTCTTTAGTTCTGTGAATGCGTAAACCTAAATCATAATTAACACGGGTTGCAACTTTAATAAGTTGTTGAGGTTCAATTAACCCTTCTAATGCATAATTAGAAAAATCAATAGACACATCTTCTATTAATTGTGTAAATGTTCTATATTTATTTGATACTCCCATTATCTATTTATATTAATTTTGTTATCAGAATCTTCAGCAGGAACTTGCATTGTACCCATCATTATATTTATAACTTGACTTTCTATTTCTGCAAATAAAGCTTCTGGAATATATATTGGTTGATTATATCTAGGTGTACAATCATCTTCTGTTTGACAATTCCATTTTGTAATATCAGAATTAAATACTCCTTCAAGTTTTAAAGCTTCCCATTCTATATTAGGAGAGTATATATATCCATCTAACCACCAAAAATATCTTGTTGTATTGTATTTAAAAGAAGTTGTTTTGGTCATAGAAGTGTATGTACCAGGCTGAGTTGCTTGAAGTTCTTGAGATCCATCTATAGAACTTACAGTACGGATAAGAGGTCCCCAATATCCTTCTATCATAGATGGCAATCTTACTTTAGAACGTTTAATTAAACATCCACTTGTTATTCCCGCACAATGTGCTTCAACTTTATCTACATCAATTAATTCAATATATGGTAATGTTTTCCAAACAGAATTAAACTTCATTAATTTATTAGCATAATCTTGCCTACGCATTAATACTTGTGCAAACTTTTCTATTAAACTATATATATACCTATCTGTTACATAAGCATCTTGAACCTCTGCTTTTACTTGACCTCTAATTCTTGATACTGCTTCTGCTATTGTTGACATTTTTTTTATGTTTCAAATTCATTATAATTTTCTAAAGCATTTTTTGTTTGTTCAACATTTTGATTATATAAATGAGCAACTCTATATTTATTTTTCATAACTACATATTTAGTCCAATTTTCTGGATAACTTTTAGCTACTGCTCTTTTAAATTTTCTACTTGCTACAAAACGCCATAGACCTCTATTTTTAAATCTGTACTTTGTTGACCAATTTGTATAAAATATTTTTGCTAAATTTCCATCAGTCTCCCAATTTTTATTTTGCAATACTTTGTCATATTGATATGATAAAGTATAATTTGGATTTACTGATTTAGCAGATGGGCATGTACCTATAAATAAATATCCTAATGAATCAGGAAATTCAACACCATCTCTATATTCTATTGCCGCATTCCAAAGTTTTGCATTATACAGTTTTATTATATTTTTTAATTTATTATTATCTATATTAGAATACAAAGGTTTTTTTTCCTTAAATTCTTTTATAGTTTCTTCATTTAATAGACCTAATCTTTTTTCTCTATATCTTGGAGCATTTAAATCAGGTTTTTTAAAGTTGTTAATCATACAGTTTATATTTATAATTTACAAAAAAAACCCCAATTAATGAAATTAAATTGAGGTCATTATAATGCTTGATAAGTTAATTCGCATATATTACCCATTGTTGGATGTTGAATTTCTAATTTTCCAGATCTTCTATTTCCTGTAAATTTATTGCTATGGTGATAATAATCTGCTTTTCCTAGACTAGGTAAAGTTTTTTCTATAAAGCCTGCTGTTTCGTTAGACGTCATATACTCTACTTTTCTATCTGTATGTATGTGGCCTTTAAATAAAGTTCTATTTGTTGTGGCCCCCCATTGTTCTGGATATTCAGAAGCAAATATTAATGGGTTATTTTTACTTCGTTTATCACCATGTTCAAAAGCATTAAAGTTATTACCCCAAACATGAACTTTTCTTTCTTCATACTTAACATCCCAAATTATTTTATCACATATAATAGATTTAGATAGTGCATGCGCCAGATGAAAAGAAGATAATCTATCATGATTTCCTGGAACATAAACTATAACCAACTCTTTACAATATGCTTTTATATAATTTATTGCCCAATGCATAGCATCAAAAGCTTGCCTATATGCTTCTGTAGCGCTCATACAGTTATCCAATGGTGTTCCGCTTGTAGTTGTGCCATGAAATGTATCCATGTTGATTAAATCACCTCCTACAACAAAATACATTTTTTCTATATAATGAATAGCTTGAGCTCTTTGAACTAAGTTTATAACTGTATCTTCAAAATCTTTATCTATTGTATCATTACCTTCTTTTCCAAAGTGTATGTCTTGTAATGATATAACTGCACAATGACCTTCATCAGAAAATTTATTTTTGTAAGGCGTGTTTGGTATTTTATATTTTTTTGGTTCCCAGTTTTCTAATAGATCTTTAAAAAACTTCTGTTCTGGATTTTTAATTTGAGAAATTAAAGCAGATACTCTCCAATGGTCTCCCATTTGTTTATTCCAATATTGAGAAAGTTTCCATTTATCTGTGTCTATTTTTAATAAAGAAACTATTTCTGTTGCAGACTTTGGTTCATGATCAAAAGTACCTGATATTTTACCGGTTCCATTTTCTAGATCTATTGATTCAGTAACATTAACATCTTTTGATGCTTCATATAAAAGCTTTAATCTTTTTTTTTCTTTTTTTAAACTTTTAAGAAGATCATACTTAATTTTTTTATATACCTTTTCAGTAATATTTAATCTAGCTGCACAATATGTAGGAGATTTTTTCCATTTCAAACTGTCCAGAACTTTTTGTGTTAAACTGTTCATGTAGTTATTAATTAAAATTATTTACAGTAAAGATAAGAAAAAAAAAAGAGACTGGTGAAAACCAGCCTCTTACAACTCTTGTGGTAGAAAACCAACAAACCACCACTCTGTTGTTTTTTTATACTGCTAATGTTGAAAATAAAATTTCTATTGGATCACATCCTGCACTAATTCCAGCAGTTACAACTTTAACTTTATAAGCTGTACTAGCTGTTAAATTTGTAATAGTATAGTTTGTAATACTTGTAACAGCCGGTGTTGTATTTGCCAACACCCATCCTGACGGTGCTACTTGAGTATCAATGTATATATTAGTTCCTGTAGAAAGACTAGACATTCCATCCCATATAATATTTGCAGTGCTAGAAGTAATAACACCTGCGTACACATTATAAGGATCATGTAATACATCATTAGATGTACAAGTTCCTAAACCATTTGATAAAATCATAGCAAATTTTTGTATAATAGAATCCAGGCGTTCTCCTGACGTTATAACTAAAAGTGAACTAGGATCACCTATTTGAAAAGATGTACCACAATAGCTTACGCAAGAGGCACATTGGACATCATCACACCTTTCACTACCCACACTACAATCAGTATAGGTACAAGCATTGGTTAATGCTGTATCAGCACATCCACATTTACTATTGCATTTTGTACAATTACAAGCCATTTTTTATTTTTTTAATTTTATGAACAACCAGCAACTATTTCTGCTGATATTGTTGAAGGATCTTCATCTACATTCCAATTACCTCCAGTATTAATTGATAAGTCTCTCCATGGATAAGTTGTAGTTAATCCATTTACATATGTTGCTGATGTTCCTGGTCCACAAACAAATATTTTAATTCCGTTTAATAGTGCTGTACTTTGAAGAGAATTTAATCTTGCAACATCCGTACTATTAAATACATCATCATCTCCACCTGGAAGTGCATCAGTAATAATAATAACATACTTTGCTACATTTGATCTAAAGGCTCCTGTAAATGCACTAGCTTCTATTACTTGACCTAAAGCCATATCCGTTGGTTCCGGTGCTCCACTACCAGCACCTAAAGGTACACCAGCTGTTGGTACTCCTGTATTAAGTTTATTTAATTGTGCAGTAAATGATGTACCATTGTTAGTTTGGAACATTTCCCACGCTGTTATAACTTGTTTATCGGCAGTACCTGTATTAATAATTCTTTGTGCTGCAGGTAAAGCTACATAATCTGTAGAAGTTAAATAAGTTGGTATTGGTGATGCAGATAATCCATATTCATCAGCAGTAACTAAACTAATTCTATAATCATTTGCTCCTGAAGATGTATCTATTGTATTAATTAATGAAGCAGCTCCTGTTTTAATTGCATCAATTGAAGTACCCATACTACCTGTATAATCAATAATAAATGCTACATCCATTCCTGAAGTACATGCTAAAGCTGCACTTAACGAACTAAACAATACTGAATCTGCACATATTGTTGTTGCTCCATTTAAACTTACTGTTATTTTTGTTGAATAATTTGTATTAGGTAATAAACCAGTAAAAATATGTGAAACACTAGAGCTTGGATTATTTTGTGTATATGTTGCTGTAATTGCACTTGTAGATACATTAATTATATCTATTACATATGTTGCTATTGAACCTAATGCATTAGGGAATGTTATTGTTGCTTGCGTTGCTGAAATTGCAGATGCAATAACGCCTGTTGGGCATGGTAACACACCAGCAATAACACTTGTTTGTGTTTCAGTACATGTATCTATATTGTCTGTTACACAAAAAGCAACTGATGTACTTAAATCTTGTTGTGTATTTAATGTTCCTACATTAATTATTACTCCGGCTGCACTATTTTGTAAAGAAGCTACACTTACTAAAGAAGTAACTGCAACACCATTAACATCTGTTATTGTAATAATAGTTGACCCTGAACAGTCGTTAAATGCAGCAGGTATAGAAGATGTTTGAAAATTAAAATTAATACCTGAAATTGTTGATGCTGAAGTTAAAGTATTTGTTGTTGTGTATCCAAACACAACACTATCACATCCTGTAGGACAGCAATTTAATTGTATGTTTGATATAGAAGTGTACATATCATCTATTACTACCCATGCATTTTGAACTGTTTGCGCAAGATTAACTGGACTAGAATTCCATCCCGCAATACTTCCGTAATTACTTCCTGGATTTGTTAACTGAGCTGTTGCAGATGTTAATGAGGTTTGACCAATAGTTAATAAAATTGCTGCAGGTAATCCAACAGCAGTTTCCAATGCACAAAATCTAACTTCTAATGCAAGCACTAATACAGAAACATCTGTTAATACAGCAGGTAATACACATGTTGGAACAACTTGTTTTTCAGCTACTACACCAGTGCATGGAAGCACACAAGCTTCTAAAACATTTAATCTAGTGTTATAAGAAGTTAATGTTGTATTTATTATGTTTATACTTGCTAAATTAGTACAAACTTGATTTGCTATAAGTGTAGCAAAAAGGTCTAAACGTAATTCTGTAACCGGGTTTCCATTAGGATCATTATACTGCAAACATGCAGGTAATGTCATTATAGGAAGTGTGTCTGTTGTTTGTGCTATTTTAGATAGATTGCTAAAACCTGGTGTTGAAATAGGGCCACCTACCCCTGTTGCAGAATTTGCACATATTTGAGTAACCATTGCCTGTAGAACAGGAACTAATTCCGTTGGTGTTATTCCTTGTATATTTAAACAGCTTAAATTTAAACCAGCTAAACTAGGATTAGCAACTACACCATCTGTTATAAGAGTACAAACTTCTGTTGCTAATTTAAATACTACTTCGGTAATTGTATCACCACTGCATAAATTAATACATGCAATATCTGGACCTTGCCAAATTACACAATTAGATGAGATGCTATCACATCCGTTTGTTGAATTGCTAGAATTAGTTGGAATCATATATATATTTTTTACTATAATTGTAATGTGATCTTACAATCTATACAATTATAATATACAAAATTTTTTAAAACCAAACAAGCTAATGTTAGTTTTAAAAAATTTTGATAAATAGATCCAATAAAAAAATAAAATTATTTTTATGCGTTATCTTCTATTGGTGAAAGTGTTCCATCTTCAAGACTTATATTAACAGCACCATACTTTTTTTCTAAAGTTTGAGTCATTGTTTTCCAAGCTTCTTGAAGTTCAAGATGTTTACTTATCATTTGATTTTTAACTACTTCTGCATTACCAATATTTAATAATGCTTGTTGTATTTCATTTTGTTGTTCTTTTACTTCTTCAAGTTCTTTAGAAGTAATTTTTTTTGTTTTTGACATTTGTTTTGGTTTTTTATTTATATATATAATTCAAATATAATAAATAAATTTTATTTATTTTGCCAATCACATAAAAAATGATTCATTACTGAATTTTCATAATCAACAAAACAACAAGGGCTAATACCAAATTTTTTTTCTCTAAAAGCTATATACACTTGTTGAGCAAAGTTTTGTTCAATGCTAATTTTTTTGTTTAATGAAAGCTCTTTAATATAATCAGTGTTAGGTCTTTTTGCTATAGCCATTTTATTAATTTCTTAAATTTTGTATTTGTTGTTTTGCTAAATCCTGTGATAAATTATTTTTATTATTAGCATTATTTTTTGATTCTGATTCACAATTTTTACAAACTATTGATCCATCAGCTAAAGTATTTTTTTGACATCCGCATGTAAATACTCTATTACATTTACTGCAATTCATAATTTTGGTTTTAAATTAAATTTATACTATATATGTATTACTATCACCACAATTTCCTGATGGGCATGATATTTTATTTAATCTTTGTTTAGCATAATTATAAAGCTCCATCCCTTGTGCAGCTGATTCACAATACTCTACATTTGCTACAGCAGCATCTATCAATGTTCTAATAAAATTCATTTCATTTAATAAACTTTGTTTCTTTGATTGAGGTTGACATGCTTGTACATCTAAATCACACATTACTTTATAATACTCAGTCATTAAAGATGTTACTCTTAAATGATTATATTCTACAAAAACTTTTGCATTAGGTGAAACACTATATCTAATTATATAAACACCATCTGGTATATTTTGTTGAATTGTTCCACAATTAGTTAATTGTAATGCCAGGTCACATGCATTTAAACACTTATCAAAGTTTTTATCAACTTTAATTAATACAGGTACTGAAAATCCAGGTAATGTAATTAAAAGTTCTTCACAATCTACAGCAAGCTCCGAAGAGTACTGACTAGTGTCTTTTATACATAATAATTCACAGTTAGATACTGTGGGTATTTCTAAACTTAATATATGTTTATTTGCCATGTTTTTTTATTTCTCACTCTATATAGATAATATACAAAAAAAACTAGATATTATAAAATAAAAAGAGCAGGAGTTTTATAACCCCTGCTCTAATTAATTTTAAAACTTAAATATCAATTAAGTTTTTTGTTATATTAAATTTATCCTAAGTCTGTTTCAAGAGCAATATTATTACCAGCAGCATTTGCTAAAGTAACAACTTGATTTGCTAATGCTGTTACAGCAGTTATTGCTGCACCATCAGAACATTTTACATAAATTTGATATACATATTGATCATTATCAAAAACACCACTTGGGTTATTAAATCTAGGTACAACATGTTGAATATAAAAAGCTCTATAAGTTGCAGTTCTATCTACAGCAGCAAGAAGCTCATCAGACATTTCAATTTCTCTGATTCTAGCACTGTCAGCGTTTCCTTGATTATAAGGAGATTGACGGTATCTTTCAGATAGAATTAAATCTCTAATTACAGCTTCACCTTGAGTTGCTTGCATTTGACCTGGAGTTCTAGTAGCAGTTCCACAATCATTACAAGGATCTCCAGTTTCATCTAGAATACTTGCAATAATTTCAACAGGTTCTGCATTAAAATGATCTCTTGTGTCAAAAGAACAATCTCCAAATTTAGTACTTACATAAGCTCCAACAAAATTTACTGTTGCAGTAACTGTTGCTGCAGCAGCTTCTGGAGTTGTAGAAGGTACATAATTTCCAGATGCAGCTAAACCTTGAGCTTGAGCAATAGTATAAACTGTTATAACCGCAGCACCTGCAGCATCAGTAACAGTAACTTCTATTCCACCAGCAGTTAAACCAGCAGCACCAACAGTTAATGTAGCATCGGTTGTAGAACCAGAACTAACAATAGTTAATACGTCTCCAACAGCATATCCACTTCCTGGATCAACTACATCATAGGTTAAAATAACCCCTGTACCTGATACAGTAAGTACACTAATTTTTGCACCAGTTCCTCCAGCAGGAGCAACGGTTGTTAATTTTGTTCCTATAGTGTATCCTACACCACCAGATAAAGTTAGTCCACTTTCAAGAACACCATTTTGATCAGCTTCAGCTACAAATGGAGTAATTAATGGGTTACCTGCTTCAAATCCCACATCGCTTTTTGCTAATCCATTTCCAACAACTTGTGCAGCTTCAGTAGCTAATACTAATGCTGGATCTAAAAATTCTTGACCATCAATACAGCAAAGGTTTGCTGAATCACCAATTGCGTAAGCATTATGGTTTAAAAAACGTAATGCCGGAGAACCTTTTACATCCATTCTCATGAATTGTGTAGTTCCACATGGAGTACATTTAGCACCTAAAGATAAAGAAGCAGTTGCCTGCTGAGCAGTTAAACAATCTGCAGCCCAAACTCTTGAAATGTATTTAGGGTTTATACCTTTTGATTTTACTGATTCTTTGTATCCACCATGACCTGGATTGTTACCAATCGTGTCTTTTGTGTAGAAACTTCCTTGAACCAAGTATGCATGTGAATTAGCCGGTAAGGCAGCTCCTGGAATAGCCATTGTTGTCCAATCAGAATCTTTCACAAGTCCTAACTCCCCTGCAGTAAGCAAAGCAGTTGAAACACCTGCAACTGCTTCAGTTGAAGATGCCACAAACGTTTTGTAAAACGCGTTATTAAAATATGCCATATTATTTATTTTGTGAGAAGACCATTACCCTCTCTGGTTATATATAATGATTTTAACAGTTTACTCTGGTTGTAACATCTTTGTTACTATATTAATATACAAAATATTAATTGTATATCAAATATTAATTATTTCTTTCTGCTGCAGCTTGAGCTCTTTGTTGTTGATATACACTTTCTATATCTCCCGCGATTATTGATGCTGCATCATCAAGCATTACTTCAGCTAAATCATCTTTAAATTCACAATTTACATTTGTTGTAGAAACAACTCCTGTGTATGGATTTACACAATTAAGTATTTGTATATATGTAGGTTGCCTATAATAAGTTAATACTGGATTTACAATTGTAAATTCTTCATTTCTATATATTCTTATTTTATTATCTAACATTGTACAAAATGTTTCACCCCAATCAAAACTTGGATTTTTTAAAGGATCTCTCATTATAACATTTACATTTGATTCTTCCGCTAAATAAACTGTCATATCTCTTGCAGGACAACATTTTGTTTTAGCATCTGTACTTACTCTTTTAAATTCTAAATAAGTATTAACTGGAAAATTATCTGTTTCAAAATATGTATCAGTATTAGTTCCTGTTAAAGATAATTCTAATAATAAAGGTTGTAAATCATCTATTCTTTTTTTAGATAACTCATCACCTTCTTTATACATATTGCCTCCATGCAAATTTCTTCTACACCACTCTACTTGAGCTTTATTAAATGCTTCTATAAACTGCCAACATTCTATGTTGTCATAATCTTGACTATCTAGTTTGTTTAACCGTTGTTTTAATTTAATTAAAAGTGTACTATTTTCCATTATTTACAATTTATGAATTCCAATACGGTTCAACCTTTTCTAAAATAGAAGTTAACGCTTCATCATTTTCTGGTTTTTGTAAAAAATCAAATACTTCTGAAGGACTTTTTCCTAATCTAATACCACTATCAATTGGTTCAATCCAACCTCCAGCTTTAGTTGTTATAAATCTATAATATAAAGCATCTTTTATAAGTGCTCTAATTTTTAATTCTTCCATTGTAAGTTGAGCAACTTCTAAAAATTGTCCAGCAGCTCTTTTTTTAGAAGATTCTGCACCAAAACCATTAATGTAATTATCCATATTTTCATATAAAATATCATTAGGTGTTGACTTAATATATTGTACACTATCTACATCACATATTTTTGCAACATACATTAGTTTTGTAGAATTAGAATCATATAGTTTTTGCAATTCAACCAATCCTCTATTCTTAATTTTACTTAATTCTGTTCTTGTACTTAAACTTTCTTCAACAGTATCTAAATAAAATTTTGGTGGATTATTAGCTTCTTTTGCTTCTCTTAGTGATTTTGCTACAATAGAAAATCCACCTGCATTAATTGCATGTATTTTAATTAAATCATAAGGATCTTTTTCAGGATCTAAAAAAACAGGATCATTACCACATCTTAAACTAATTTTATCCCAAAATTTTGAATTATCAGGTTTCATTATAGTTAGTTTATTCCAAAATTCTTTATCATTAATTTCAATTACATTTGCAGCTAATTCTGCTTCTAATTGAGCAACTACCTTTCTAATTTCTTTTATTTTTGCTTTTTTTTTGTCAGGAGAAAGCATTTTTACATCAGGTGCAAATTCATTAAGTCCTGTTACATAACGTTTAACACCATTCATTTCTAAACACGCTAAATTTTCTTCATGATACACACCATCATGTAATGATAATCCATATTGTTCTAACCCCATGTTTTCTTTACCTGGTGTAAAAAAAGGACGAACTGCAATAGTTCCACTTTTTCCTAATTGATACTTCTCTACAATTGTGTAATCGCTCATTGTTTTTTGGTTTTAAATTATTAATTATTATTTACTCAAAAGTACATAATTATGTACAGTATTAATTAATATTTCTAATTGTCAGTTTTCACTGACAAAAGTTATTTGAGTATTTTATTAAAGTTCACTATATAATTTTGCTTTTTCAAAAGGGCCCGCTAATACTTTTGTTTCTGTTGCTGAAGCCTGTCTTAATCTATCAGAATATGTTGTTGCCGTTGCATATTTAGTAGCAAGGTTCGCTGATATTTTATCTTTAATAACAGTAGTTTTATCAATTATTTCTACTGCTTCTGGATCTTTTGGATAAAGTCTAATAGATAATGCTGAAATAAAATGCACAAAAGATGAAGAAAATTTAGTTTTTTGAGCTAACCTAGCTAAAGCCGTTTTAGTTATACCTTCTAATATTGCTGCTGCAGCTCTTTCATCAGATGTTTTAGTTGCATCATTTTTAATTGCTTCATACTCTAATCCTAAAGTAGCATATTCTTCTGGTTCTATTTCTTTTATGGGTTTTATACCTCCATCCTTTATAGGTTTAATTACATCCCCTACACAAAATTTACAAATTACTCCGCTTTCTTTTTCTGTTAAAACTTCTTTACTAAGAGCTGGGTTAGCTTCAAAAGCCAACTCCTGAACTCTAGCATCTTTTATTGATGCTTGTTTTGCATATACTTCTGCCATGATTATTATATTTAATGTTATTGTAAAGTTGGAACAACATTATTCCAACATAAAAATTCAAAGTGAATTACTATTTGAGCAGAAGCAACACCTGTACCATTTGCTTGAACTGTAGCAACAAAAGTTACATCTTTACTTAAATCTGCCTTAGCAGCTGATGAACTTGCTGTAACGTACATTGCATCACATTGAACTGTTGTTGCACCTACTTGTAATTCAGCACCATTTTGAATAGATCCTATAATTTCAAGACTATCCGTAGTATCTAATGCATTTACACTACCATTTATATCATATGATAAAAAATATCCTCCATCTATAACCCCATCCGGTGAAGCTATATTAACTACACCCATGCTTTGAGTTAATTGATTTACATTATCCATAACATAAAATCCAATTAATTTCCACCCTTGTAAAAAAGATCCATCTTGATACATAATTTGAGTACCAGTTTTTTGTAAAGTAACCGCAGGTAAATCAGTTATAGCACCAGATATAAATTGATCAGATACTACATTTAACCCCGCTTCAGTTTGAGAACCTAAATTATTAACATGAGATAATTTTGCTAATGCAATACTGCTATCTCCTTTTCTCCCATTCCTTATATCTTTTGTAATAGATTTATCAGGAAAAAGTGCTTTTATTCTTTTTATAAAGTTCATTATTATTTTTTTTAAAAATTAAAAATAAAAAGGGAGAAGGTATTAGCTCCTCCCCTTTAATTATTAGTTCTAGAATGATCCTCCTGTAACAGGATTTCTCATTACAATTTTAAGAACTTTAGTTGGATCTTTAACCCATATAGCAGGCATTGTCTGCGTCATCATAACTCTGTAACCATTAAAGTTTCCAGTAGAAGCAAAACCTTGAGATCTTCCCATATAGTCCATAGTACCATTTTGGTAGAACCATTTAAGTTGATTATCCCAAGAAAGTTTCAACAAGTGAATGTTGTCATTTCCTTCATCTGTAACATCAAAGATAATAAAGCTATAAGAACTTAGAGGACGGCCATCAATTAATGGGTTCTCAATGTCATTAGTATTTAAATTATCAAATGCAGGATTCAATACAAACTTAACATTAGCTAAGAAAGGAATAGTAAAGCTTGTATAAGCAAAACCATAATCTAAATCCATACCTGAACCACTAACAGCTCCGATATCTGATGCATTTTGAACTAGACCTGAACCATATACTTCATCAGCAATAGCTTTGTTGATCAATTGCATTCCTGCAATACCTGTTTGTACAACAAGAGATCTTTGTGGGTCCGGCCCTTTAAATTCAACTTTACCTTGATAGAAGTTATAAAGTTCAGACTTAAACATGTCAAGTGTAAATGATGACTTGTTATATACTCTTTTGAAAGAGTTATCTAACTGTGACCATAAACCTACTGATAGTCTGATATCATCTGGACCATCTTGTTTAATTCTACCACCTTTACCCCACATTAGGTAAGTTTCAATATCCGTTGCAATTTTAGATAAATGAGCTGCTTCCATATTTGTAATGAAAGTTCTTGTAAGAGTTCCATTTTCAAATGCTTCTCTAGCTCCTGCTTTACCCATGTTTGCTACAAGCCCTTCAATACTAGGTACTGATGGATTGTTAGGATCTGTGTTAAAGTTTCTCCAAATCTCAGTTACTGGTACTGTACCATCAGCATTCAAACCACCTTTGATCATTAGATCAGCACGGCTAGAAATAGAATAATGTACATGTGCTTCTGCTCCTCCTACAAAGTTGTAGAATTCACGGAAACCAGAACCTGTTTCAATGTCAGAAAAACGCTCACCATACTCACCTCTTGCAGAACCTTTTCTGAAGAACTTAGTACCTTTAGCTAAATATTGATTAGCTAAACTTGCTGCGTTGTTGTTGTTTACTAATTGAACTGTATAGATAAAACCGTCACCTGCTGGGATAATATCATCAGCTGTAATGTAAAGTTCTAAACCATTATATTTATCATATGTGATAATATCACCATGACCAAAGGTTCTTTTAGAAATTTTAATTTTAAATGTTGTTCCATCTACACCTTTTGTTGTGTTTGCAGGTTCAATATCCGCAATAATATACGGAAGATCTTGTGCAATAGGAGTTTGCCATTTATACTCACCACGTGCATTGTCTACCATGATTGTATTCTTTCCGCCAAATGATGCCATTTGATACAAAGGCATTTCTACCTTTTGAGTCATTGCCCAAAGATCAACTGGTCCCATATCCATAGGCTCAGCATTACCGAGCATTTGTGTTAGGTGGTAAGAATCTACATGAGAACTTGCTTTGTAGCTTGTATCTCTTAGGAAAATCCCATTATTTAATACTGGAGTTGCCATAAATTTTACTTGTTTTTGTTGTTAATAATTAATTTACTGTTTATATTTAATTGTTTAATTAAATTCTTTTAAAAATATTATTGGTTCTTTGTAATTTTTTACCTGCAGGTTTTCTTTTGCTTTGCTCATCTCTTTCCTGTACACCTAATGATGCACCACCTTTACTTGCTGCTGCAGTTTTTAATTTTCTTACTGTACTTTCTACACTTTTTTGTGCACCTTTATCCATTATTTTTGCTTTATATCCTGCTGGATCTTGTAACAACCATAATGCTTCAGAAATTAAAGTATAATTTGGTTCAACAAATTGATACTTTTCTAAAAGGTGTCCAAGTAAATTTGTATTCTTTCCACTAACTGATGGATAACTTGGTTGCACTAAACCATTGTAAAGCATAGCTTGTGTTTTTCTGTCTACTTTAATATCACCTAAACTACCTTCTTTAAGTGTTTCATATACGTTTGACATATATTGTTGAGATGCATGCTCTTGTTGTTTTTTTCTTAAATCTTGTTCTTCAAGTTTTTTAACAACAATTTTTTCTTGCATTTTATCCAATTTAGGTTTAAACTTTGCAGCTTGTTTTTCAAGTTTACCTAAATCTTTCCAAATTTCTATTTCTTCTGCTATTTCATCTGAAGATCCATATCCAGTTGCACCTAAATATTCTTTAATAATTGTTTCCTGATCTGTTTCAGATTTTAGACTTAATTGTTTAGTTTCTTCAACACTTCCTAAAGTATTAAATAAACCTTTTATATCTGTACCTCCATCTGCTACATATCTTGCAGCAATTTGTAATTCTTTTGGTAAACTTGCAAAAAATTGTTTAGGTGTTTCACGTCTTACTTGATTAGCTTTTTCTTCTAAATTAGCTTCAATTAATTCTTCCCAGTCTTTTACACTGTATTCATCTAATGCTTTTTCATCATCAAATGGAACAATTTTGTCATCTTTAATAAGTTTGCTAAATACATCAGATATACCATTAATTGATTTTCTACCTCTTTTTACTTTCTTTTCTGCATCTTCCTCGGTTTCATCATCTAATGTATCTAAAATATCATCAGCTGATTCTGCGGCATCTTTTAGTGCCTCATTAGGTTCTGGTAGTACATCTTCTAAATCACTTGTTTCTTTTTCTGCTTTTGAATCTGTAGATTCTTTTTTGGTTAAATCATCTATTCCATCTTCATCTACATCTGTAAATGTAAAATCTGCTTTTTTATTTAAGCCTGATAAAATATTTGGTTTTTCATTATTAGATTCTTCAGGTAATGTAATAGCGCTACCACTTGGTGCACCATTAAATATTTCATCTAAATCAATGTCTAATGTTTCTACTTTACTTTTCACAGCATTTTCTGTTGAATTCATAATATTGTTGGTTTTAATAGTTGGTTTTAATAATTGGTTCTTATATATACAATATAATAAAAGTTTACCTATACTACAATAGATAAACTTTTATAATTTTATTTTTAAGTAAAGTATTTTGCAGTATATAGCTAACGTTAATTATTTTCCTTTAGATTTTTTAGATTCTTTAACATCATATTGATTTTTATTAGTTCTTGCAATTTCTAAATCTTTATTTGCAACGTCTCTTGTAGCTGCAATTTTTTCTCTTTCTACTTTTAATCTTTCTGATTCCATTGTGTTTTTCATTGCTATCTGATCACGTTTTAAATTTGTTTGTTCTTGGAATCTTGTAGTATCTCTAATATCTTTCATTGCGTCTTGAAAATCAGATACTTGATTTTGATTAATATCAGAAGCTGCTCCAGATCCTGCTGATCTAATTTCTGCAATAGTTATATTATTTTGTCTATCCTTATCGTTTTCTTGCATTTCAGCTTGTAACTTCATTTGTTCTTCTTGTGCTTTAGCTTGAAGTTGTTGCTCTTGCATTTGACGTTGTTGTTGCATTTCTTGAGCTCTTGATTGCTCAGTACGGGTTTCTGAATCTTTTAATATATCTGTTATTTCTGATATAGAATCTGCTTTAACAATATTACCAAGCTCATATATAGAAGCTCCTGTAGTATTATTTGTTAATGCCATTTGTTTAAGTTGTTCTAAAATTGCTCTGTGGTTAGTTTTAGTAGTCGCAAATACATTAAAATCTCTAAGTAATAGATCAGTACCATTCATTGTAAAATTAACCTTCTGAGCTTCTGTAGAGATGTATGATAATCTAACACTTGGTTTAGTGCTATTATAATATTGTGCCAAATCAGTTCTCATTTGATGAACTCTAGGCATTAAATGATCTGAGTGTTGTACAAAATATATTTCTGTTTGCGCATATGATTGCTGCATTGCATTTACTACACCAGTGGCTGTTTCTGCAGATACTGCTCCACCCAACCTTTGTGGATTAATACCAATAGAGTCAAAACATTGTTGTTTAAAATAATTTGCTAATTGTATTCTTGACATTAATCTACTAGTTTGCTCCATATTTAGAGTTTGATAGTGATTAAAATTAGTGGCATTTTCTGTATTAGTAATTGATGTATCTAAAGGTAACATCTGAAAATCTTTCATAGCAACAAATGCTTTTGCATAATTGTTTTTACCCCAATCTTCACCCATTGAATGACGAGGTAGTGCATTTTGATCAAACATTATTACAGTACCTAATTCATCAATAAGGATATCTGCAATTTGATTATTAACCATATTGTAACCAACTTGATATGCTTTCATTAAATCTACTAAAGAAGTTGATCTAGTGTTTCTATCAGAAAATACTCTTCCTTCTACTGGTAGTTTACAACCGTATAATGAATTTTCTCCTTTAAATTGAAAGGGTAATCTTCCTGGCTTTTCTCTATTAATACCTAAATATATAGGATTAACATTATCATCCATTGTAGTTCTCCACATAGCAGGTACATTGGGACCTATTTTTACTCCACCCCATGTTTCATTTATCCAAATCCATTCTACATGCTCACCTTGTAATAATGTATCTTTAGATTTGTTTTTAAATATAGATGTATCATAAACTGGTTTTTCAGTTATTTTAAATGTTTCATCTATAATTTCTTGTACTACTTCACCATCTTCTTCTATTTTAGTTAAATGACCTACTTGTCTTTGAGTTTTCCAATAAATTGTAGATACTCTCATTAGGTTTCCATCTCCCCATTGTTCTAAATCTTCACTTTGGGAAAGTATTTGAGTAAGTATATCACCACCACGTGAAGGGTCAGCCATATAATTACTTGCATACTGTCTGTATGCTAATCCAGGTGCATTTGTATTCCACTCATGAGATCTAGTAGCATCATAATATGCACCATCATTTTGATAACCATTTACTTGGTATTGAGCAGATCTAGCTGGATAAATTTTTTGTAAAGATTTTAATTGTTTATTATCCATTAAATAACCGTACTTATCTACTACATCTGATACAGTCATTAAGTCTACTTTACCTACATAATTAGAATCTGCTATATATCTTTGATCTGGAGATTTTTGATAAAATGTTAATACAGGATTCCATAACTCTACATCATAGTCATCCTCTAACATACGGAAATGCCAAAACTCTCTATCTGCAATAAGCATATCACGAAAACCTCTTTCCTCTAACTCATGCATTTTAAATCTTTCCTCATCCACATTTAATTGGTGAGTTGCCCATTCTTCTATACTACTTCTGTAAGACTTACTAAAGTAGTCTTCTATTTCAGGAAGTGTTTTTAAATTTTCAGGAGATAGTTGCTGTTGTGCTTCTTCAGATGCCGGATCCATTCCTGCCTCTATCATTTTTTGAACTAATTGCATTTCAGCATCAGCTAATAGTGTATCTTCTATTGCTGATTTTTTTTGCTCAAGCATTTCATTATAAGACTTATCATCTACTGCTCTAAATTGTACTTTATTATATCTTTTTGTAAACTCTCCACTTAATACATTTATTACATTTGGAACAATAGGATAAAATTTAAGCTCTAAAGCAGAATCATTTTCTTTTGTTAAAACATCCATCATATCTTTATAGTCATTATCTTCTTCAACTATATAATCTGATTTATCAATAATACCTTTTGCTAATTTATAGTTTTTTAAAAGCCTTCTTGCATTTGATCTTAAAAATTCAACACCTTGTAATTCTAACCAATCTAAATTCCATGCTGACCAATCATCAGTTTTTTCTGAAGCAGGTAAAAACTGTACTGGTTGAGTTAAACTTGAATACGTAGAGCTAGATTCTGCTTTAGCGCCATTTTTTAACTGCATTGCATTTAATACTTTCATTCCGTATTTTGTTTAGTTAAATCTATTTAATATTTTTAAATCCAGACCTGTTGGGTCTATTAGTTCTTGATGTTGAACTACGTCCAATATTTTTAAATGGACTATACTTTAATTTATACAAATTTTCTGAATTTACCAAAGATTTACCCTCTGATTCACGTCTTTTAGTATATCCTCTATTAGATTGTTGTATTTTAACAAATGCTATTAATGCACCAAATGCAACTAATCTATCCACATTTAAACCAGGGTAATAAGCTAACATTTCTTTTATTAACATAGGGTCTGGTATTCTTTCTACACCTAATGTTTGATTTGTAACTACACCATTTATATCAGTTTCTTCATCAATTACTTCTCTTAAGAATTCTATAGCGTAAGATATTAAATGACTTTTAAATAATGTTCCTGTATTTTTCCACCCATATTCTTGATATACAGTTTTGTTAGAACCTAGATCTTTTAAAAATAATATTTGTTGTTTAGGTACCAAATATCTTTGTTTTCTTCTAGCAATCATATGCTGTATAAAAAGAGATATGTTATTTTCTACTAATGTCCATGCATTATACCACTCTATAATTAGTTCTAATCTTTCATGTGTTTTATTAATATCATCAAACCGCCCACACCATGCAGCAACTACTTTATCTTTTTCTATAAATTGTTCTACCTCTCCCAATTCTGTAGTTCTAATTACTTCCATTGCATTTTTATAAACAAATATAGAACACAATGAATCTGACGTTGTTGTTTTTCCTTCTGATACTGGATCAATAGAAGCATAATAAGCACCAAATTCTGGGCTTTTTATAGGTCTTTCCCAAACAACAATGCAACCCGTTTTATCTATTTGTTTTTTATCAACTGGAAACTTACTTATTGGTAATTTATTAGTTCTTTTAGCAGAGATTCCTTTTTCATCTCTATCTAATTCTATTAATTCATAGGGGTATTCTTTTTCTTCAATTCTTTTTTGTTGTCTAGATAATACCCCTTGTGGAAATATTGAAGCTTTTCTATATGCAAAAGCTTCAGAAATATTCATTGGTTTTTGAGAAATTCTTAATTGAAACTGTTCTCCATTTAATTCATTTTTCCATTTTGATCTTTCTTGTACAATTGCTTTTACTGCTTCGTCAACCTCTGAATTTCCATATTTATCAATAAATGGAGGCATTGACCATTGTTCTGGAATGAATAAACCTGCCATTCCTATTGTTCCATCTGCATCCATTAAATTAGTTTCAACAGAATAAATATCATTTGCATCAGGATTAAGTATCATTTCTTTTAAAGGATTACATTGCTGTAAATCTCCAACAGATCCGGCTGCTATAAACATTCCTGTTGTTATCATTCCTGATGACATTGCTGGACGTAAGTATTCATATGTATCAGACATTTTAGGAGCAATCCCTGCTTCTTCATGAAAAAAATATGAACATGGTCCCCCTACGCCTGTAGTAGCATTTTTTTCAAATGAAGCACCTTGAATTTTAGATTTTAATCCTCTTGCTGTTTTTCTATTATTTATTTTAACTTCAATTTGCTGTTGCCATAATAATACTTTTTCTGGATTACTTGGTCTATACCAAGCGGTGTGTTCATTTAAAAACGTTTTATATTCATCTAAAAATTTCCATGAACCTTTGTCATTAATAAAATCTTTTAAAGATGCACCTATTTTACAAATGGATCCTTCTTCAAACCAATATGTATTAATTAACTTCCCCATATGAAAATATGAAGAAGCTATTTGACGTTTTTTTAATATTGCTGAATGTTTATTATTTAATTCTGCTAATAACTCATAAAGAGCCATGTGATATTGTGCATCTCTTACTTTAGCAAAACCGTAATGTTTTTCTTCTTTATCAAATATGGGTAGAAAGTTTAACCACATATAATAATCTCTACTTAAAAAAAAACTTTTAGGACCATCATTATATATTACACCTACCCTACATTTGTTTTTTTGATCTTCCCAATAGGTAGTGAAGTCTTTTGATCTAAATGGTGCATTACAATAAAAGCCCTGTTTGTTAAAAGCTTTAGCCTCACTATTAAATATATATGCTATATCTGTAAACCCATAATCACCAGGTTCTTTAAATATACTTAATATATAATCTATAAATAATTTTTCAGTTTCAAAATCAGTTGTTGACCATTCTCCATTTGTGTATGTAGGAACGGTTTTATACATTCGGTACTTCAACTAAAATTGCAAATACATCACCTTCTTGAATTAATAAATGTTCTTCTTGATTGTGTTTCATTGCAGTAGGTAAACAATGTTCCGTATATTGAATAACATCCCCCATTTTAATTTCTTCTACTGATTGCCCTATACCAACTACAGTACCTATACATTCTTTTTTAACAGCCATTTCAGGTATAATAAATCCTGATTCAGTCATTGTTTGAGCTTTTTTTTGTTTGATTAAAAGTTTTTTTCCTACTGGTATTACTTGTTGTGCCATCTTTGTTAGTTTTTTTTATATTATTAAATTCTGGTTCATCCCAATAACAGAAATGCCATTGCGTTTTATTTTTACTCATTTATAGTTGATCGTATGCTAATCCTGCACCACCACGTACTGAACTTTCTTGTTCTTGTTTCATATCAGTAAATGCACCTTTGTAAGAACTTCTTATTTGCTCAAATTTTGCAGCAGCATTAACCATTGAATTTATATTACCGTCTCTGCCGTGTTCTATTGCAGTAACTTCCATATACTTTGCCAATCTATCTAACATGGATTTAATACCCACATAAGCTCTATATGTAGGTGTCTCATACATTTTTTTACACATATCTAAAGCATATCTAATTTTACCATCTTCAGGTGATTCTTCTAAACCAACTTCTTCTATAATTATATCTTCTTTTTCATGTTCTGGTAAATTAAAAAATGGATTTAAATCTGGATTTGGACAACTCATGTAAAATACATATTGATATACTTGCATATATGTATCTGGATATTCTGTCATTATTTTTTTAAGAAATGGTAAAGAATAACAATGTTCAGAAGGTATAACTTTATTGTTTTGTATATCAAATAATCTTACTATCATATTGTTTTGTTTTTATAAGGCATCTATATAAGCTTTAACAGTAGCATAACTATCAGTAACATAAATTGGTAGCATAGATCCTGCTACATATACTTGACGTACATCTATAATAGTTCCGTTTGATTGATATGCTGTTCCAACACCAGATAATGAAGTAGGATTTATTGCTATTAAAGATTCTGAACCTTCTACTATATACATTGTAGCAGGGGCTGTTTGAGGAGTTGTTTGTGTTAAAAAAACTTGTGTTAATTGTATTGCTGCCATTAATTTTTATCTTTAAGCCACATCATTAATGAAGATACTTCATCTTTTAAATATGGCAGTTCATATATTTTTACTTCTTCTAAGACAGGTTCACCATTTTCTACCTTTGTAATTGGATAACCGTTTTTATCTTCCCCTACTTTAACAAATTTAACATGTTGAATTGTTAACTTTCCTATTTTTAATTTAGGATTATGTTTCTTAATAATATACGCATAAATACTTAATTGTAAGTTATAATGTTTAAGATTACAATCATCTAAATGATTTACAGGTTTATACATTTTATTAGTTATACCTTCCCAATTTGTATAACCTTTAGATTTTATTTCTTTATTTGTTTTGTAATCATTAATATTAATATATCCATTTACTATTTCAACAACATCTGCTTGGCCACATAAACCCATTGATTTTAAATAAACTAAGTGTTCTGGATATACACCGTCTCTAAGTTTTTGAACCGGTGCAAATTTTATACCTTTATCATCAATAATTGGTTTAATAATAGGTACTTCAAAACCATAACGGCCAATGGTATTTAACTCCATCATATCTGCTTCTCTTTGGTTATGATACCAATTTCCTAATTTAATAGCTCTTTGTGTTTCACCATCCCATGCAGTTATTATTTCTTTTGATGTCATACCATGCCACTTAGATCTTTTATTTTTAGAAGATTTTTTAGCTTGCCCTTCTCTATCAAATTTGGGTTTAAACATTCCAATAAAGGATGTTACACTTGTCCAGTTTATTTTCTCTTCATCTGTGCTTTCATACACATGACCTTCTTCTACAAATCTTAGTCCCATGGTTTTATTTTTATGTTGTTGTTGTTGTATAATCAAATCTTCCAGGAGTTGTAAAATTATTTATTACAGTACTAGTTTTTTCAGTTAATAAAGTAACTGCTTCTTCTATGGTTATTTGATCTTCAGCTATTAATTCTCCTACTATTTGTTCTTTAGTTAACTTGCTCATTGTCTATTTGTTTAATTATTATTTCTTCTGTTTCTTCAGACATAAGTGATTTCCAATAACCTTTTGGGCATTCACTAGATAATGATCTTACTTTAAAAGCCAAACTACATCCACAATCTGAACAACAAGGTTGAGTACCAGGAGCTAAGCAATCTGTTCCTTTTGCATCAAACATAGAACATTTAATACATGTTTGAAATCTTTCTTTTGCAACAGCTTCAATGTGTTCTTTTTTAAATATATTATTTTTAATGCCTTCTGCAATTTGATTTATATTTTTAAAAACATTAGTATATTTTTTCCAAGACTTACTCATTTTTTTGCTTTAAAATTTTTTTTATTTTCTTTGTCTTCTTCTAATTGTTTTAAAGCTTTAGTCATTTGCTTTATGTTTTCAGTTATACTTTCACTTTTAGCATATCCATTATATGTTCTTTTTGCAATATTACCCAACATACTTTTATTTTTTTTAATAGCAGTTTCTAATCTACCTTTTCTTAAATAAAATGTGCCAATGCCTTCTACATTAATTCTGGGATAATCTAGAGTAGAAAGTTTTTTTCTAATTTTAGAATAATAAAAGGATATAAAATCATCAACTACTTGCTGATGAACTCCAACTTCTTCTGCAATTCCCTTTTTAAACTCTTTGTGTTTCTTTGGATTCACTTCCTAAAATTTTATAATCTAATAATACTAGTCCTTTTGATTGAACATTTATGTATTTATTTAATTTTATTGTTTTTTTATTATTACCTTTTTTATCTATTAGTAATTTTTTTTCTGCTTTAGAGATTGCATTTCTAGCTGATTGTGAACTTTTAAATATTGTTAGATCAGTTAAAATATTGCAAAATTTTGAAATTTCTATATTAGGGTTTCTTGCTAATACTGCTAAAAATTCTAAATCAGATTTACTAATTGTTATTCCGTTAAAAAAACAATATGTAACTATTTGATATTTTATTGAGGTATGTAAACCTACTTTATGTTTTAAATCTACTTTATTTACGATTGCCATAATTATAAACTTAAGATCATATCTACAAGGTTAGGATCCGGATAACAATCAGATTTATCCTTTCTAACATTAGTATGAGTTAATAATCCTTTTATTTTTCCTAAAGATGCATCCATTTGAAATCCAAATCCTTTTGTTGGACCATATTTTTGAATAAATTGTTTTAATCCTATTCTAATATCAATACAATCTCTTTCACCTACATAACGAATCCATTGTTCTATTGCTTTTATTTGTGCATCAGAATATTTATGGTAATGTAAATAACCTTGAAATGGTTCATCAAGCTCTATTACTTGATCTGATAAAACTTTAGTATTTACATATGTTTTATGATCATTATTTAAATAGCCCATTGAGCATATTTCTAAACCAACAGAATGCCTATTCATCCAACCGGATAATGTTTTACCTAAGTGCCATCCTTGTGATCCAGTTGGAAATGCTTGTACCATAACACCATCAAACTCATTATCTCCATTTCTATGGTTAATACCCCCTAATACAAATTCAGTGGCAATCCTACCTCTGTTATCTCTACCCCATTGATCTATAGTTCTGTATGGATTATTGTTTCCTGCAGTGTGATGTAAGAATATATATTCATTTTCTACAGGACCTTTTAAATATTCACCTTTTGATAAATAATGTTTGTGAATAAGCTGATTAAAATTAGTTGTATAGTACCCATTTGATATATCAGTATCTTCATCAATAGATTCTTCTGGTACAAATGGTTTATTAAAAAGCAATACCCACATATCACTGTCTACCATTCCGGTAACAACTAAACCATTAGAAAGTTGATACCTTATAACAGCTTTTTCTGTTATTGGTCCAAAATGACTATCTTTTTTTAAATCTAATTTATCTTGTAGGTGAGATACATTAAGACTTACGTCTCCTTTTTTAAGTAGCATAATATTAAATTTAAGTTAATCAATATTTTTTGCTGCTGCTTCCATTGCTGCTTTAAATGCTTGTGCTTCTTCTGAATCTGATGCAACACCACCTTCTTTTTCATCAGCATATTGTTGAGCCATAAACATTTGAGCTTGCATTCGTTCTGCTCTAGATTTTTCTATACTAGCTAAAAGTTTTTCATATTTTGCTTGTATCTTTAAATGTTCTATGTTGTCATTGTAAAAAGATGTAATTTCTTCACGCCTAGCATTAAGTTCTTTTTTGCTAAGTTTTGTCTCTTGATTTTTTAAATTGGTTTTTGACATTTTATAATTATTTAGTTAAACATTAAACAAATATATATATAAAATGTTTAACTAAATAAAGTTTATAGTATTTTTATCTAGATTTTATTCTATCTAGTTCTCTTTCTAGGAATTCAACTTTTACTTTTAAGGCTGAAGCTTCAGATTTAACATCCATTAAAGCGTTAGTACAATTGTCTTTATCTTTTTCTAATTTTTCTACTCTACTTATTAAATCATCTCTATAAATAGTTTGTTCACTTTGATTTTCTTTTTGTTTCTCTCTTTTATTACGGATAAGAAACTCATAGAACTTCCAACCACCTGCACCAAAGATGACAGATATTGCTGTAATTATTATTGTAGTTAGATTTTCGCTCATTATTTTAGTGATCTTTCTAGTATTTCTTTCTTTAACTTAAATAGAATCCATGCCCACATAAAAGCATACCAGCATGTAATCAATATATTTTTAAAGTCTATTAATACAAAAGCTTTTTCACTTTCAAATGTGTTTACTAAATATCTTATAGTTGAAAATAAATATAATATTAAATATGCTGTTACAAATTTAACAAGCCATTTTGTTTTGTGTAATGAAATCATCATTGAAACACTAATGGTTAAATATGCAGAATATAACCAATATGTATTAGGTTGACCAGCTTCAGTCCAATATTTTAATGTAGTCCAAAGAATTTGATTATTTAAAATATCACTTGCAACCCAAAAAAATAACAAAGGTTGAAAATCAAAATATAATAAAGTATCTTTTATTTTTTTAAAATACATTTTACCTATTGTTAATTTATAGGAGGAACAGGCTCACCAACTATAAGGGTAATTGATACAGGATTAATTTCCAATTCAACACGTTCAGCTATTAATGCCTCAATCTTAGCAACTTGTTCTTCACCCATAGCATCTTGAGTCCACTCAACAACTATTTCATTTGTTAAATCTTCAAAGGGTATAAATGGGGTTTCTGGATCTAATGGAACAGTTTGTGTTCCTATATTTGTGGTTGAATAAGGATTTCCTTCAGGATCTAATTGATCCGAAATTCCTGTTACTATCCAATGTACGTTATATACTACGTCTGTTTCACCTTCTTCTTGGGGGTGTACATCTACTGTTTTGCAATTCCAAGTATAGTTAATCATATTTATTTATTTATTAAATTATTGCTATTTGTTTAATTGTTTATGATTACTTCTACTTTAAAAAGTATTTTTATCAAATACTCTATATTTAATTTTTAATTTTATATTTAGACATCTTGATGGAAAACTGTTTATTCCAGCAGGCGCTTTGATAGTCATAGCTGAATTAAATCTGTAAACTCTATTTAACTCTGGAACATCACGACTATAAATTCCAAGTCCATTAAAAGTAGATGCTGCTATTTCAGTCATCCTAGCAGTTACCAATTGTGTTGCTACTGCGTTTGTTGATATCCCATCTATCTCACATACAAGATCAGATAAAAAATTACCTGATCCCGTTGGATCAGATTCCATAAACCAGTTACTTTCTTCAACAACAATAGCTTTACCGCTGCCAGGAGCAGATAGTAAAGTTACTTTTGTATTAGTTAATGCGTTAAGTTGAGCCAAGGTAAATGACCAAGTTGCTTCTTGTGATCCTCTTACAACTTGACCAGTTGGATCAACAGATAAAGTTGCTAATGTGTCTGCAGGGAATCCTTTTTGTAATTGAATTGGATCTAAAGCATTTGCTCCTGTTTGTGTTGCGGTTGCAGTATAGTTGTTAAATAAAATGTTGCCACCCCTTGTTATAGTCATTTTTGTATCTGAAATCTGAACGTTTCCAGAGTCAGCTGCAGAGTTTAAAGCAAAGTGCATGTCACTTCTCCCAAAACTATCACCAGATGCATTTCTAGCTATAATAGCCGCTTTTTCAGAATTGCTTTCAGAATCAATAGTGCTAAACTTTAAAGCAGCCTCTGTTCCTGCTGCGCTACTATAAGATAGTATTTTTACATTAGTATTATTAATTCCATTTCTAATAGTAAGTTTTTCACTTGGACCAGATGTCCCTATACCAACATTACCGTCAGCAGATCCGTTAATCTTTATAAAACCAGATCCCGTGCTTAATTCAAGACTTGGTGGAACAAACCCATTTCCTGTAGAAGAAACAACAACGTTTCCACTGCTATCTACATTTATTTGTGCGTAATTGTTTGCGTCATATCCAATTTTAACTTGAGGAGGGGTAGTTCCATATACTTCTAACTTAGCAGAAGGATTTGTTGTTCCTATACCCACGTTACCATTTGCTACTATAACATTTCCCTTTAATCTAGTGCTTGTTATAAGGTCGTTTCCTAGAACCACTGTATTTGAACCAGCACTTATAGCGTCTGTACCTATAACAATTTCATTTACTGAGGCAAGCCCATTTGATTGCGTTAATGAGCCTATAAATACTGAATCACTAGAGTTTCCGTTTGTACCTCCAACTCTTACATATCCTGCTCCGTACCCAATAGCTGTATTGTTTTTTCCAGTATCGTTTGTTGAACCAGAATTAATACCTCCTACTAAACCGAGAGATAAGTAACCTACTGCCGTATTCTTATCTTTACTATTAACCGCCATTAAAGACCCATATCCAATAGCTGTATTATTATTTCCTGCTATATTATTTTTAAGTGATTGGAATCCTATAGCAACATTATGGTTACCGGTTGTGTTGTTAAGTTGTGCTTCATTAGCTATTGCAACATTTCTCAATCCCGTTGTAATACTGTCAAGAGCTGATTTTCCAAAAACAGTATTACCATAAATAGAGGTTCCAGCACCTTGCCCCACGGTTAAACCATTAATTAAAGCATCTCCATCAACATCTAGCTTTGCACCAGGAGTAGTTGCTCCTATACCTACGTTGCCACCTGGATAGTTTATACCCCCAGTAACCGGCATCCAAATAGAATCCCCAACCATTGTTCTAAGATTTCCAATGGTAATAAGTTCATTAGTCATTTTTGGTGATGTAAACATACCATCAGTTGGATTAGGTGTTCTACCTAATACTACATAATCAGTATCTTCTGTATTTTTTACTACTCTTTTTCTAGAAAGTAGCCCCATCATATCTAATAATATATTTCCCATTTTTTATCTTTTTTTACCTTTATGCAACCCATGACTAGCATGTTGTTTGCCTTTTTTAGTAGCAGCACGTTTTTTTTTATTTGCTGCAGCTAACTTAGCTTTACCTTTTTTTGTACTTTTTAATTTATCAATAGTTTTTTTTGGCGCATAAACCTCACCAGTTTTAGAGCTTTTTTTACCTGAAGCAGTAGTCCACTTTTGTTTAGTCCATCTTGTTAGACTTTTTTGCTGCTTAGTTTTTGCCATTATTTCTTAGCTTTTGCTTTAGCTGTTTTAGATAAATCTTTCATATGTACTAATGGTTTACTAGTTTTTGTATGTGTCTTACCAGTATGTAATTTACCATTAGACATTTTATGACTAGCGCCTTTCCATTCAGTTCCATTTTTTAAATAGTGTTTTACCCCTTTCATTATTTCTTTGTTTTATATCCGCCTCCGTTTGCTTTGTAGCGTTTAGCTAACATTTGGGCTTTACGTGCAGACCATTGTCCTGCATTTCCACCTTTACTTCCAGCTTTGATTGAATTAAATAATCTTTTACGCATTGTAGGTTTAGTATAGTTACCAGAACTATTTACAGTGCTTTTCTTTTTTGTTGCCATTATCTTTTTGATTTAGCTCCAGAACATTTCCAACGCTTACGAGATAAATTATTTGGAGTGTTAGGATCATTTCTTTTTTTCTTAGATACTCTTTTCTTAATACCTAAACTTCTTGCACAGTAACTATCACCTTTAGACGTACCAGGTTTTACCCTTGGTCCACCACCTTTGGCTTTACCTGCTTGTCCATAACTTACTTTTTTACCTGATGAGGTAATCTTTACTTTTGCTTTTCCCTTTCTTGGTGTCGCCATTAATTCTTTATTGTTATTTATACTCCTCCACCATCAAGAACAACCCATCCAAAAGTATTAATTATAGATGTTCTTGCTGTTTCAGCAGCTGTTCCTAAAGTGTAAGTAGATGGTTGAAACCCTATATTTCCACCTGGCGCTCCAGTTCCTCCAGGATAAGCAGCTTGTAATTGAGCTTCCCAAGCTACTAAGATATTGTCATATATTGTGGTTGTAAAACCCCCTCCTTGATTGCCTCCAAAAAAATTCTGAAAATTAGGACCTTGAGTTATAACCCAATTAGAAATATCACCTATAACTGCATTATCTATTCCATTGTTTGTTCCAAAAGTTAAACCAAATAGCAGCGCGCTGCTTATATTCCAATTACTAAGGTCTCTATTGAAACCTGTGCTTTGCTGTAAAAATCCATTAAAGTCAACTACATTTTTTGTGTTCCAATCTGTAATATTAGGATTAAGAGCTAAGAAATTCAGTCCCCTTAAAAACATTTGCCTCATAGTTGTAGCACTACCAACATCCCACGTATTAAGTGACTCTTGTGTTAATGGGCCAACGTATGCTTGACGAAATACAGCCTCCATAATAGTCACATTGCTTACATCCCAATTCCCAATAGGTTGGTTAAAGCTTTCCGAGTTCCCAAACATTTCATACATACTTGTAACCAGCGGGAAATTCCAATTATTTATGTTAGCACTGCCTCCATTGTTAAAAGCAAGTGCTTTTTTAAAAATGCTATCTATAGAAGTCACATTACTCAAATCCCAAGAACCTATGTTTTGATTGAAATCATTTGTCTCTTCAAACATACTGCTTATATCTATAGCACTACTCATGTCCCATAGATTTAAAGGCTTATTGTAAATAGTAGATCTGGTAAACATATTTGCAAAATTCTCAACATTACTTACATCCCAATGGTTGATGTTTGAGTTAAACAAAGAACAGTTAGCAAAAGCGCCTAAAACACTGGTTAAGATTGATAAGTTAGGTGCATCTGTTGCTGACATAGTCATGTTGGAACACCCATTAAAAGCAACAAAAAAGCTTTGCCAAATGCAAGTCCCCCAATTTTTTATTTCTATAAGTTTTTCTGAATCACCAGATGAAGCAAACCTAATCTGTCCAGTCACAGCAGTAACTTTTATATCATAAATTCCTGAACTTGCATAAGTGTGATCTTGTTGTCCTGTAACTCCAGTATCTACATTGCCATCTCCCCAATCTATATCTATAGCTTCAGCTGATACCCAAGGTAATCTAAATTCATCGTTGCTAGTAGAACCTGGATTGTCAGTTTTTACACGAATAACAAAACGTTCTTCTGCACCTAGTGATTTACATAGTACTCTTCTCATTAGTTAGGGTTTGAAATTGATAAATCAAAAACTAATCCGCTTGCTGAATTATTACTTACACTTAAAGCCAATTGATTTCGTGAGCCGTCAGCAGCATATGTACCACCATATTGTGTCCAACCTGCAGGAATGGTAAGCGTTTCAGTAGTTGTTGATTTTATATAAAGTGTAACAACAACTGTTTTGCCAAGTGTTGGTGCGCTAGTTACACTTAATGTTGTAGCACCAGTTAATGTTAGCTCATGATTATCTTTAGATAGATCTATTGCATAAGTCCCACTAACCGAAGTGTTTTCTACACTTACCGGTTTAGTTGCTAATCCTGCATTAGTAAAAGTTTTAATAGAACCCATTGTAACAAGTTCTGTTTCAACTTTTGGATGAGGCTTCATTCTTTCTTGAGCAGATGCGTATCTTGCTAATGTAATATAATCATCTGTTTTTGGAGTTACTACTTTCTTTCGTGAAAGCATTCCCATCATGTCTTGTAATATTGTTCCCATTTTTATTTATTTTTATATTATTTCTTAGCTTTTGCTTTATATATTTTCATATTTAATTTTTCTTAATAAATTCAAGAATAATATTTAGCTTTTCTTTTACTTCATTCATTTGCTTTCTTAAATCTTCGTGCCTCTTTTCAAAGCCAACCTTTACCTCTTTTATACTAAAAAACGCAAATTGATATAAAACATATAAAGCACCCATTAATAAAACAACAGATAAACCATATCCCTCAATTAATTCAAATACTTGTTCCATTTTATTTTTTCTTTTTTGGTAAAGATTTTATTTTTCCGTTTGTTGTTTTTGCGTATCTATGAGTTTTAGTTTCTTTACTAGGGATCAATGTTCCGCTATATGTTTTCCCTTTCCACTTCCAACTTACTTTACTTGCCATAACTAATCTTCTATATCTAAATTAATACTTTCTGGATATTTGTTATGCATTATATTACGAAGATTAATACACTTCTCATAATCTTCTTCTAAAATATAAAATTCAATCATGCCCTCTAATTCAATTAATGCCGGGCCTAATTCAGGATCAAAAGCTAACACAGCATCTAAGTCTTTTGTAAAACTGTCATCTAACATTTCATCAAACGTAATTTCATTGTTTAAAATCCTATATGAATTATTAAAAGCATTTGCAACTAATTGCTCTTGTAATCTTAATTTTTTTATTTCTTCCAAAGGATCATACTCTTCATTACTTTTGTTTTCTTCAGACATACAATTTTATTTTTATTAATCTAACTAAATTAACCGTATACTTCAATATACAAAATTTATTAATTATTTAAAAGAAAAAAGTAACATACGTTTAAACAATGGTAAATGAAAAAAAAATTTTTCCTACCAAAAAAATAGTGTGTATTGCATAGGTGAGAGGTCCTATTGAATTTCTCCCCAGCTAATTTTTGAGGCAGGGTAACCCCCCGTAAGTAATCCTCTTAACTTAATTTATATTGTATTATGAGTGTATTTTTTAGAAAAGTGAACATCAACAAAGGAACCAACACGGCAACCGTGATTGCATCCTCTGCACCACTAGGTAACAAGAAGGCAATGATTGCTGGAGTTGAAGTGGCAACACGTGACAATAGTAATATCACCTTTGGGGTATTAAGTCTAATGAATCCAACAACGGGCAAGACCTGTGACGCTGATAGCGAAATCATCAAGCATATTCAAAAGAATGTGAATGTGGGTGATGAGATGCCGGATTTCCAAATGACTGATAACTTTGTGATGGACATGAAGACCAATGAGCCAACAACTCTGAGATGGATTGAGGCTGTATAATAGTCTAATGGAGGAGGGTGTAACAGCTCTCCTCCTTAATTAATTATTGATATTAACCTTTAACTAAAAGATTATGAACTATGAAATTAAATTATTGACACTTTTATTAGATAAGAGTGTCAATACTACTGACCTTAGTGAAGATACTAGGAGACTCAATCACTATTGTGCATATTGGTATAGCCAGTACATGAAGAGTGGAGATGAATACTATCTTGAAAAAGCTAGAAATGCTAGCAAAGACGTAGTGTATTTTGATGACCTTGCTAATGGTGAAACATATGGAGAAGATATGATAAATAGTATGAATGTAGGTGAATTTCCATGGCCAGATAATGGTCAATAATAAATAGTAACACAAAGGGTGTAGTTGATAGCACACCCTTTGTATTGTTACTTGATAATCCCTATTTGTTAAAGCACTTTGGAAACAGGGAAGTGGAAACATCCAAAGAAAATAGTTCTAGTTCTTATCTCTCTGCTCTTTCAGCTGCTCCCTTCGGTCGCTCTCTCTGCTCCCCAGCTAATATTTGCACTATTGCATTAATAAATAAAACCAATAAACAAATGGTATATTTTAGAAAAGTAAATATTAATAAGGGAACCAATACAGCAACACTTATATGTACTGATACACCCATAGAAAAGAAACAAGCTACAATAGCAGGTATTCCAGTAGCAACCAGAAGCCAAACCAATGTAACATTTGGAGTGCTAAGCTTGAATGATCCTAAAACAGGTCAAACAATGAATGCAGATCATGCAACAATTAAGGAATTACAGAAGACACTTAATGTTGGAGATGCAATGCCAGGCTTCAGATTAAGTACTAATGCCGTAATGGACATGAATACTAAAGAACCAACCACACTAATGTGGGTTGAAGCAGAGTAATCTGCAAAACAATAGGGATAGTTACTTATTATCCCTATTGTTGTTATAAAAAAACAATTTATATTCATTTGTGTCATGCATTATGAATAGGACATCTCATACACCACATATCATTGGTTATTACAATCAATATAATTATGATCAGCTTTATATTTATATATAGCTAACTTAAGTGATATACTAGCAACAATAACATAATACTTTGTTGTCTCTCTCTCTATAGGAATTGTATAAGATCATCCGGAATATTAAAAACTAACTTAAAAACTATGGACTTACTATACATCGTAATACCAGTACTATTTTTTGCAGTACTAATAATAACATTGATAGCACATGCTATTGATAAATAACTTAAAGCTGTAGAGCATTGTACTATAAAATCATGAAAAAATTATTATACTTAATTGCATTGGTAATATTAGTATCATCATGCAGAGCACAATGTGGTGCAAGAAAAACAAGGAAGAGTAATAAGTATTATGGAACAGTTACTATTGCTATTGATAAAACAATAAACAACTCTTAACTATATAACATACTTATGAAACTTAGAATAACTCGCACAGCTAAATATCATAAAACAATTACCATCACACTATACACTGCAAAAGAAATGCTGGATTATAGTACCATAACACATGACCATACAGAGTATGATACAGAATGGGATGATTTGCTTTATTCATTACATGAGTACCAAGGAATTGATTCACATGTAAGTAAAGAAATAGTTAATGATCAACTTGAATGTGGATTTGTAGTTTGTGCTATAGTTATGTATAGTAAGGATGCAAAGAAACTTGAATATATTGAACAACAAATAACTCAATATTTATTAAATGTTTTATCTGAAACATATCCTTGGGATCCAACAGGTGAAATGCTTAAAGACATGGAAAATGAATCGGATCAATCTAAAGCAGATGATCTAATTAACCAATATGAATAACAAAAAACAAAATGCAAAAACTAATTATCCTTAAACCAGAATCCATTGTACAGTATAAATCCATGATAGGAGTTATATTGGACAATGAAGATGACAAGCTAACATTTAGTACAGGTCATAAAATTTATCGTATCAAAGAAAAAGATGTAAAAATACCGTCTAATGAAGATAGAGATGATAAACTATTACGTGATGAAGATCTTAAGTATCTAGCTTATGAGCATGACATCATAGACATACAACATAGAGATAAAGTAGATACGTACTTATCGTATGTTGCTAGTTATAATTAAACCACTCACTTAAAATTAGACCAATGAAAAATTTATTAAAGAATATTTTTAATCTAGTGTATATTATATTACTACCAATAGGTATTATATCAGCCACTGCATATATGATATTATGGCTTGAAACACCATGGTATGTAAATGCTATGATGATTATGCTAACAATACTATCTACATTTATTGCAGCATCGTTTTATAATAATGAATTAGAACTACGTAACATGCGTAGATTAGCATTTAAAATACAAGTAGCACCAATTTGTGGTTTCGCAATAGGCTATGTAGAAAAATGTCTTGTTATTCTATTACCTTTTGTAACAATAGAGATTTATAAGAAACCTTAATTTAGAAAAAAAAGGGCCATCAGTGACACCCTAACAACACCAGTAATATTATTATCTATAATAACACTAGGTATTAAGGCTAAGGAAATGGTTAAGTAAGTGGTAACCAAAGCAAAATAAGAATGGTTAAATAACCAGGTTAGACCCTAGCCTACAATAATGTAGTGGGTGACACTAGCAATGTTAGCCATTCTGTTTTGTTTTAAAAAAATAACAAATGGAAATAGCAAACAATTTAAAAACAAATGTCTTTAGTTATTTAGAAAGACTAAGGGATAGTGGAGTAATAAATATGATGGGAGCATCTTCATACATAGAAGAAGAATTTCAATTAGATAAAAAAACATCAAAGCATTTACTAATATCTTGGATAAAAACATTTAAACATGAATAAAGCTTATACAATACAAGAAGAATCAATTAGAGACCTTTTAACAAGTGTTATTAATCCAAAGTATGTTGGTAATCATGATAATATAGAACACATAGGAGACATGCTTACATCTCTATCAGAGGACAATGTAAGTGTATTAGTTACATTAGTATTGGCAAGAAAAGAAAAAATACCGTTTTGTATTGGTGATACAATAAAGTTTAAACCTAATACTTATTCATCAATATATGATAAAGATATTATGAAAGATAAAAGGTTAATGTCTGATGATGGCTATGTATATGGTGTTATAAAAGCGGATGGTTCATGGAATAATGAATCGTTTAATCCTTATTATCCAACAATGAATGTAGAAATGTACATATGGAAAAATGATAAAGTTACAATGTATGAAGATTCTTTGAAGACTGTTAGTCTAATTAAAATAGATCCAAAAGATTTACCTGATTTTAACAGCAAAGAATATTTAGATTTCTTTAGTAAAGAAGTAAAACAAGAAATAGATAATACTTTAAACATATAATATTATGCCTAAAATTGAAATGAAAGTAATCCAAGAAGATTACAAGAACTGGCTTGCTTTAAAAAAATCTGTAGAAAAAGTACCTGGAGCTAAAATACAATCATTTGGTAAACAAATGAATATAATACATTCTTTAGATAATGATGCATTAGAAAAAGAAACGGATCCTAATGTAGCACTATTGATGCTTATGAAAGACCATGTCAACTATAAAAAAGACATATAGGTTTGGAATAGTATCATGTGATGTTATCTTAGATCCTGATATTACATTACAATCAAAAGCATTATATGCTGCATTAGCATGTTATGCAAATAAACAAAGAACTTGTTTTCCCTCTATATCAACACTGTCCAATGACTTAAATGTTAGTGAAAGAACTATCAAAAGATTGATAAAAGAGTTAAAAAATAAGAAAATTGTAGTAAGAACAGGTAGAAATTTAAAAATAAAATAGACTTGTTAGCTATATATATGTCTATTATATTTTAAAATTAGATAAATCTGTTTCATATTAATCATTTACATATATAAAAATAGTTATTTTTGTTAGAGTTACTAGCATAAATAATAAAATGATTATACAATTACCCAATGGTAGAGTAGTAGAATGTTCTCTTGAACAGTATCTATCATTGTCAGAAGTTGAAATTAAAGAGCTGAACGGTTTAAGTACAGCATATACCAAAGAAGTGGGTGATCCTTTTTACAATAAGTTTTCAAATCACATAGCAGATGGTAAAATTGATCCAGAAATTGCAGAAGCAATTATGGAGCATGAACCAGATCTATATGATATTGATTCTTTTGAAAAATTAGAAGACCCGTATTTCCACTCGGATGATGTCTAATCTATAGACAGTCCAATCATTTATTAATTACAAAAACAATTTATTATGCAAAGTAAAGTAAACATCCTTGCAGATGACATGGGAAATGTTGTCCGCCAATCAAGTACAAATTCAGAATTTGGTCACGTTAGACTACAACAAACTAGAGTTACTTTTGGGTAACGGTGGTTGGGTTAAAAAATCTAACATTAGTACCTTATTACATGGTAAGCTAGAAGACTTACAAGAATTAGGTTTAGAATCTATGAATTCATTACCTGGTAAAATTGTTATTAAAGAACAATTAGAACCATTTAGCAAAACTGATCCAGACAGAGATTATAAAAAAGCAGGTGAAACTGGTATTATATGCTGTGTTGATGGACAACCTATTTATAGGAAAACATTTTTTGTTGCAGATACAACTGCAGAAGATGTATTAATTGCTCATAATAATGGTCAAGCTATTAAAGATGCAAATATTTTAGAAAAAGCAACTGTAGCTGATAATAATACTTCAGCAGCAGAAGCATTTGGATTTGAAGACCCAAAAGATGAAGATACAACAGATACAACTGAAGAAGTTGCAGATGAGGTAGAAGAAGTTGAAGAAGAAGAAACAGAAGAAACAGAAGACGAAGTTCTTGTAGAAGAAACTTTTGAACTGTAAATAGCTTTCTAAGAAATGCGTGAGGTTTTCCTAATAGGAAATTAAATATTGTTGGGTTAATACAATAGCCTCTCTCATTTTATAATAATTCATTTTTAAAACACAAAAACCACATGCCATATGCTATCTCCAGAACAAATAACAAAACTTCAAGAAGAACAAAGTAAATCTTTATTATCTTATCAACTTCAACGTTACCAATACTATGGTATACTAGAAGAATATCAGACACATCCTGAATCTTTAATTAATTCATTTGAATATAAAAGATTAAACCCATATCAACATTTTTTATTTAAAAGAGTGTTGCATGGACTTAATGTATATACCAAAGAAGAAATTACAAAATTACATTGGGATAAGAAAAGAAGAATAACTAAGGTTTGGAAAAGATCTCAAAAAGAAATCAATGCTTGGAAACAAACAATATGTAGCAAAAGAGTTAATAGACTTTTTAAAAAAACTTTTACTGGTTCATCAGTAGAGTATATTGTATCAATTCCTTGTGATGAAATATTAGAAGATTATCATAATACTTTATCTTTTAAACAGTTAAACATAGAATATGAAGATGTTATCTTATATTTTATGTCTAAAGGTCTATTACCAAAGAATTATTTAACTTTAAAACCTGATAATAATCAACAAGCTTAATTAGCATGATTGAACAAAAAAGAAAACTATGTAACAATTGCAATACTGAGCAGTTCATTTGGAAAAATGATAAAGGCAGCAAGTATTGCAAAAGTTGCTGGTATAAAGGGAAAAAAACTATAAAACCATTAGCTAGAAAAAGAATTAATCCTAAATCTAAAAAAATGCAAGTATTAGATTTAGCATATTCAAAGTTAAGGCGTAAATTTATGGAAGAAAAACCAACATGTGAAGCCGCATTGCATTGCTGTAATGGAGCTTCTACTGATGTTCATCATAAAAAAGGCCGTGGAAAATATCATTTAGTTGTAAACACCTGGTTATCAGTATGTAGACCATGTCATAATTATATTGAAGAACATCCTAATGAAGCAATAGAACTTGGCTACTCAGAAAAAAGAATTTAATTATGCAAGAAAAAAAAATAAATAGGACCAATGTACAATTAGAAGCTTTAGAAACTGCAAAAGCTAATAAAAGATGTGGTTTGGCTATATCTATGGGTGTAGGTAAAACTAGAATAGCAATACAACATTTACAATATTGCTATAACCCATTAATAGAAGTTTTAGTTGTTGTACCAACACATGCAATAGCTGGATCTTGGTTTACAGAATTAGATAAGTTAAACTTAGGAAATTTATCTAAACATATAACGTTTACTACGTACATATCTTTAAAGAAACATAACCCAAATGACTATGATATAGTTTATTTAGATGAATGTCATTCTTTGTTATATAATCATGAAATATTTTTATCTCAATTTAAAGGTAAGATATTAGGTTTAACTGGTACACCACCTAAGCATTCTGATTCTGAAAAAGGCATTATGGTTTCAAAGTATTGTCCTATTAAATATAAATTCACCGTTGATCAAGCTACTGACTCTAATATATTAAATAATTATAAAATTATAGTTCACCAACTAGAATTATCTAAAACTTCTTCTTTAAAAAAAAGTAAAAAAGATGGAGGTCAGTGGTTTACTAGTGAATTTAAAGATTACCATTATGTAAGTAATAGAGTTGCTCAAGCTAATCCAGGTAAGCAAAAACAATTTGCAGCCATTATGAGAATGAGAGCTTTAATGCAATATAATACTAAAGAATTATATGTTAAGTCATTAGCAAATAAACTAAACACTAAGTGTATAATATTTGCAAATACTCAAAAGCAAGCTGATAAATTATGCAAACACAGTTACCATTCAGGTAATAATAAATCAGAAGAAAATTTAGAATTGTTTTCTGACGGTAGAATAGATAGATTATCATGTGTATTGCAATTATCAGAAGGTGTTACTATACCAAATTTAGAACAAGGTATAATAATGCATGCTTATGGTAATGAAAGAAAGTCATCACAGAGGATAGGAAGGCTTTTAAGATTAAATCCAACACAAACTGCCGTTTGTCATATACTATGTTATAACGGTACTCAAGATGAAGTTTGGGTGAACAATGCACTCAAAGACTTTGATCAAACTAAAATTAAATATCACAAACCTTTAATAAATTAAAATTATGGAAACACTAATAGGAATTACAGCAATGGTAGCAGTAATATGTTCAATTTATTTAGCATTTAAACTTGGCGTCAAAGCCGGAAAATATGTTTTAAAAACAAATCTTAACAAATTAACTGTTAGGCAGATGTTGAAGCATAAAAGAGAAAATTTTAAATCTTTATAGTTATGGGAAAAATGAAAGAGTTGTTTATAGAACAACAAAATGAAGCATATAACGGATCTCATGATTTAATGATTGAAGATTTAGCTAGACAAACTGTAGAAGAATATATAATAGAAGGTGATACACCTTGTCCTAATTGTAACCAAGTTTCACTATTGCGTAATATGAGTAATGCTAAATGCACTGAATGTGCTCAAGAATTTACTTATGTTGGTGATGCATTAAGATTTATATAATGAATATATTTGAATATGAACATGAAAATAATCTATTAGAAATAGAATATAAATATTATCCGGCAGAATTAAATCAACCTTATGATAGTAATGGAGAACCCGGAACACAAGGTTCAGGTCATTCTATAGAAATATATCACATTTGGTCAATTCTTACAGATAGACTTGGAAATGCAGTATCAGTTGACGTGCAAGATATTGTGCATATTGATTTGGAAACAATTATACTTGAGTTTCATGAGTGAAATAAAATATATAAACAATAGAATGTATAAATATATAAATGGTAAATGGGTTGATGAAAGATCACAAATAGAAATTGATCCACATGATCCAGACTACCGTGAATTACATAATATACAAATACGTAAGTTATGAGCAAAAAGATAATACAAAAGCTACAACAAAAGATTGATACTTTGCCAAAAGGTAAAGAAAGAAAGAAATTAAAAAAGAAATTATTAAATTTAAAAATCAAACAAATTATGAAAAAAATATTATTCTTATTAGCA